GGCGTAGCTCTTTTGCTTCCAGACTCCAGAGGTCTTGCCCCACAGCTCCAGCAATGCCTCCTGAACTGCGTGCAAGTGGGCTCCACCTGTCTTGATTCGCGTCTTATCGAGGAAGCGTCCGAATTCATCCCAGATGTAAAGCTTCGAGCGCGATACCATTAGATCAGATGCCAAAGCGGAATCGGATGACACCTTGCCACCATAGAGATTGCCACCGTTTGAAGCGTTCAGGATCTTCTCAATGCATTCCATCGGGGCTTGCTTGCCACCGCTGGACGGAGCCAGCAGGACAAAATAAAGATTCGATCGGTTGCCGGTCCTGTCCTTGTATTTCGCACCGATCAACACCCCCTGGAGCGCCACAGCGGCAACCAAAGACAAGATCGGATTCTTCCGTGGGTTTTGGTCGGTGATGTAATCCGACACCTCACCCATAAACCCTGGCACCTTGTACAAGTGCTCGGGGAATCCGGTCTTTGCTCTCGATGCCTGGGCCTGTCCGAGCATACCTCCAAGATAGACATCGTAGGCATCAAGTTCGCCGACAGATACAGGGACTGCCGACTGCTCCAGCCGAACGGACTCATCCTCCAGCATCCAGCCATGGCCACCCTCGGCCTGGCCAGCCTTCTCGGCTTGGTTCAGCTTGTGCTCCAGTTCTCGCGATCCCCAAGGAGGCTGGCAGCCCATGTTCCATTCTTCGAGGATTGGCCTGGCTCCATTGGCACCGAGTCCGAAACCGGTCACGAGAACGCAAGCCAGGCGGAAGGTGACACCATGTCCATCTTGGCCACTGACGGCAGGTGGATAGCTCCGAGCGTAGAGCCTGGCTCGTTCTTCGGCGTCCGGTCGATTGCCTTGCTTGGCTTGTGGCTTCGGTGCTGGAGCTGCGACGGGTGCTGGTGGTGGAGCGGATGCAGGGAGAACCACAGCGGCCAGCCAATCAAGACCGTCCTGGCAGTTCACAGTTTCCATGCAATCACCGTGGGCCTGGCCGGTCACAGTGAAGTAGCGGCCAGAAGAATAGACTTCAAGGTGGGCTCCAGGCTTTCCTGGTATGTTCAGCCTTCGGCCTCGATCACTCGCAAGCGTGCCCCTGCAAAATATCTTCATTCCCTTAGCCGATGGGCTTATCTCGCAGTAGCTCGGGAAACGGCTCAGGACATCGCGAGCCCATTCATCGAGCGATCCATCTTCTCCGAAGCAGTTATCGAGATCGATTCCGACGAAGTCGTCGGCCTGGCTGAAAACAAAACCAATCCCAGAGAATGATGGGGTATTCTCCACAAACTGGCAAGCCTGTTCAAAGCTGGTCCAGTGTCGCGGATCCATCGAGCTAGCTCTCTGCCCATTGATCTGATACGGGATCTTTGAGCCTTTGCCGTCGCGTTCTTCGAGTCTCCAAGCGACCCACTGGCGACAGTTCTTCATTGATTCAGGGACAAGCATCATCGGCCTAACTGTTAAATAGATTCAATTGGATTTCGGCTAGCTCTTTGGCCTCGATGACTGCTTCCTCGTTCGAGCAGTCCACTATTTCGCCGATCTCGACTGCTAGGATCTCTGGCCACTTCCGACCAGGTATCCACTTGAGATGCATCCGCTTCGGTGCAGCCAAGGCATGCGGGACTTTCTTCAGCAGGTGGTAGGCTTCCCAGCAGCTGTTCGGACACGGTACGCTAGAGCGTTCTGCCCACCATGCCTCGGCTTTCTTCCTTGCAAAAGAGCCTGGCGGGTGATCCAAGCAAACGTACTCTGAAACCGATTGCGTCCCCTTGAGCCTGTAGATTGCTCGAAATGATCGGTGCTCCTTCTTCTCGGATTTGTAGACTAGGTAGACAGGCTCTTTCACCACCTCTACCCATTCGGTGATCGGCTCCTTGATTCCACTCGACAAGACTGGCAACTGGCTAGCTTGGGCCTCGTGCCTGGCTTCCGGTTCGGGAAACTCGAAACCACAGGCAGGGCATTCCCTAGCTTGCAAGTTCAGTAGCTCCTTGCACTCTGGACAAGCCTTGCTCGGTGCTTCACCTGGAGCACCTTCTCTCGGTCCTTTGCGGTCCGGTGCTTTGAGTTGATCGATAGGCCCATGTCGGCGGATATTCCCCGCGAAATCAAGGACCAAGCAATTTTGCTTGCTGGGGTGAAGTCTGAAACCACGCCCCACCATCTGATATAACAGACCAGGCGAAAGCGTAGGACGAAACAGCGCTACACAGTCCACATTCGGTGCATCAAATCCAGTTGTCAAAACATCGATATTTACCAAGTAGCGAATCAGACCCGCTTTGAACTTTGCGAGAGTCTCGTCTCGTTCTCCAGGGGGTGTCTCTCCATCGACGTATCCGATCTGCTCTGATGGTACTTGCTGGCCGATGCAATCACGAAGCATAGCGGCATGTTTTCGACCACATGCAAACAGCAACACCGAATGGCGATCATGTGTCCAGCCGAGCAGCTCCAGCGTGGCGGCTCGGACCACATCCTCCTGAGCTGCCGAGCGATCCAAGGCACCTTGGACAAACTCTCCGCCCTTGGTGGCCACTCCATCGGTATTGATGGCGTGGGCTGTCTGCTTCGATGTCAGGGGGCATAGGTAGCCCTCTTCAATCAGCTTGAGCAGCGGGACTTCGTAGCAAACATCTGTAAGCAGATTCTTCGGACCACACACAACCCCATGATCCAAGCGGTATGGAGTCGCGGTCAGTCCCACGATTCGCAAATTAGGATTGATCGCTAGTAGGTGATCCAGGAGCTGCCGATACATACCCTCACCTGATAGCGGGATCAGGTGAGCTTCGTCAACGATCACAATATCGCGATGGCCGATCATGTAGGCAGCGGCTTGCCGAAAGCAGGATTGCACTCCAGCGACCACGATCGAATGTCCGTGCTCCTTTCGTCGCAGTCCTGCCGACCAGACACCGATGTCCAGCCCTGGTAAGCACGAGGCGATTTTTTCGGCGTTCTGTTCTAGCAGCTCCTTGCGGTGAGCTAGGACCAGGCACCGACCACCCCAAGCGACCACATCACGCGCCAGCATGGCAATCACCAGCGACTTGCCAGCCCCAGTGGGAAGGACAATGCAGGGATTACCAGGCTGGGCGCGGATAAAGTCCCAGCAAGCAGAAACCGATTCTGACTGATACCATCGCGGATCCATTGGCTAAACCTCGATCTTGGTGAGCCATGAGAATGGAAACACGTAGCCTCCGCATGTCTCGAGAGTGCAATTTCGATTTTCAGTATTGCACTTTGAAACCCTCCGGACCGCTCCGTCGAAACCTTCCATTGATGGGAACCAAGCCTTAAACGATCTTTCTGTCTCCTTAGGCTTAGCAATTCTCACAAAATCACCAGCCTTAAAAGGCGGATCAATTGCCACCTGATGCAACACAGGCTCCAGGAATTGCTCAAGGAATCTCCATTCCTTAATCGTATCGACTTCGTAGAAAACACCTGCGGGGTGGGATGGGTCAAAGCATTTAATCAAGCACTCACGCCCGTCGTACTGATCCATCTCCTTAAACCAAACGTACGAAGCCTCATTCGATGGATTCTCTGGCTTGCGAATCCGCACCCGATCACCGATCTTGAATCGAGGTTCAACCGTCAAGGATTCGTTGACAGTTGGGGCATACTCAGTTGTCAAGGATTGCTTAACAACTGGCACCGATGGCTCTCCAGGATAGAACGAGCCGACCTGGATGCTGATATAGCCCTTGGTCTCGTCCTCTGGCCGCTCGGTATCCTCATCGGGATCGGCCTCGATCCAGGCGTATTTCCACTCGACTATCTGCCCCTTGGATCCTTCGCAGCATATCCATCCATGCGCGATTCCGATCAGCTTGGCCTCGGGTGATTCGGTGGGCTTGCATGATGCCCTGTTGTTGACCCGCACCAGCTTGCCGACATGGGCAGCAGTAGCGCGTTTCCACGAACTTCCGCTGATATACCAGAAGTCCGGCTGCTCTCCGTCCCATGTCACCATGTCCTCTAATGCTTCGCAGCGTTTCTCGCTTTCAGCTACGGTCCTCTCGATCCCTGCTAACTGGGCCTGTGCGATGTCGCACTCAGCGATAATCGATTTATAAAGATTCGAGGCCATTTCTCGCAGGTGTCGCAGTCTATCTAGTCTCTGTTTTGCGCTCACTTTTTGTGTCTCCAGTTTGATTTGTCTTTGCATGCCTAGCAGGCCAACGGCGACCTGCTACGGCTAATTCTCGAGCGGTCCGACCGATGCCCTAGAACTGCCCATTAAATGGCACATCACCATTCGGATCGTGCTGCTGTTGTGGCTGCTGAGCTGGTCTCGGCTGAGCCCACGGCGGGGCTCCAGCTGGGGGACTCATTGGCTGCTGCATCGGCTGAGGCTGATACTGCTGGGCGGGTGCTGGCTGCGTTCGGTACTGGGTTTGCAGGTCCATGTGCTGCTGCTGTGGTACCTGTTGGATGGGTGGAGCGTACTGAGGCTGCTGCTGTGGCTGTTGCCACGCCTGAGCAGGTGCCTGAGCGTACTGCTGGCCAGCTGGCTTCGGTGGCTGCCCCTTGGGCTTCGCGAGCGGTGGAGCTGCCGAAGCGGTGCTCCAGCAGGTCTGGACGTTGTTAACCACCTTCCCCGAGTCGAGCTGTTTGGCGATCAGCCGAACGAAGAACGGAATATCATGCAGTTCGGTCGAGTCGCTCGGTGACATCACGCCAACGGCGCGGCATACCTGGGCTAACTGTTGCATTCCGACTCGCACTGCTTCCTCATTGTGGCTGCTCATCGTGTAATTGGAGAACACCTTCCGCCCTTGCATCTGCTCAGGCTGCATCACATCCAGAGTCAAGCTCAGCGACTGATTGCCGTTTTCTTGATTGATTCGCATCTCACTAGCCGCGACGTAAACCATATAGTCACCAGCAGGGAGCGGTCCAGGTCCAGAGTCCTGGTGGTCATTCGCGTTAAAATTGATCAAAGCCATCTGTGTAAAACCTTTACCTAAAAAGTAAGAAAAACATCTAACAAACAAACACAAACTAAGACGGTAAAAACTTCGCGTATTCGATATACGAGAAGGGGATTTCATCAGGCATGTTCAGCCGATTCTTGGCGACTGCTGCCGGCTTCGCGGTGGTTCGTAGGATTCGCTGGCCAGTGGACTTGGCTTTGCCAATGGTTCGATTGAATCCGGCGTCTTCCTCCTTCACGATCGACTTGAAGTTGGCGAAGAAGACTTCATCAGCCCACTCCACGATCAGGTTGGTCACGTGATCATGGAGCTTTGGTTCGTAGCGGTCATAGCTGGTGTGCTCTGGATCGTCAAACTTATCCTTCTTGGCGTGGGCCAGGAGGAACACCGACATACCTCGATGGTCTCGCAGGGCATCCAACCCCTGGAGCACCTGCCGGAAAAGATTCGCGGCGAAACCATAACCGCGACCATATTTAATATCGCCAATCTGCTCTACGTGATTCTCGCGAGCGATCTGTATCCATGCGAGCTTCTCGGCCCAGTCAACGGTATCCAAGCAGACAGCTTTAAAGCTGTGCTCCTCGGTGTACAGCTGTCCGATGCAATTGAGCACATCAACAAAGCTCTGACAGATCGGGAATTTTGCGACCTCCACATCGTTCGCACCCTCTTCGGTGGGAATGATCACACAGTCAGGCGCGGCAGCTGCAAAACTGGTCTTGCCGATACCTCCAGGCCCATACAGAAAGGTCCGTCGCGGTTTAATGACTCGCGTGGTCGTCAGGTTCAAAGCCATCTTTTCGTGTCTCCAAATAGGTGAAAAACAAACAAACAAACAGGTAAACTAGATCTGGCCGAAAGTACGGCCGTATTCGATCGAGATCGGCCACTTCATGGTATTGCCGACAGTCTTCGAGACCTGACGGTACTGGTCGAGCAGCAGCTTGTTCACTTCATCGGCTGCGCTCAAGGTGGCCTCGGTGACTTGCCATGAGTGGACTCGGTACGGTGGGGACTTCTCCACGGCGATCACATACACCTCTGG